GCAGTAAGAGCAATACCCGTGACTGTAAAAGTCGGGTCAGCTGAATCGTTCCATTGGTTTTGACCCCAAAAGCCAGTACCCCAAGTTCCGGATGCCATAGGAGTTTACCTCCTACGATTAACCAGAGATCCTTAGAATCGCTGCTGTTGATGTGTTAGCCGGAAACTGAATTGTGAAAACTCCAGATGTAGCTGTTTTATCTGCTCCAAAATCTAAAACTGCCACCGCTGCATTTGAGAACGATGTATTATAGATTAAAGCACCTCTAGCAGTGATAGTAACGTTCGTAAACGATCTGTCCGCGAAGTCACATCTTGCTACACCAGCTGTAATTGAAGTTGCATTATTAACTAACTTTCCACCACCAGAAGTATATTGTCCCGAGTTTGGAACTTGGTTTCCAGTTGTGAAAGAAGTTGTAGCTGAGTTTAGAGTTGCTGAAGAAGTATAAAGAGCTATTTTAAAAATATCACCAGAAGGTGCCGCTGTAAAATCATGATCACCATCTAATAATTGTTTTTTAAAAGAGTTTGCAATTGCTTGTGTTATAGCCATGTTTATTTTCTCCTATTTACCTATACGAGGAACACCACTTTGATATTCATCTCGTCTTCTTCTTCCCATTTGTTCTATTGAGAAGCCTTCTACTGCTTGTTTATACCTTCCTTCGTATAATTGCAAGAGATCATTTGGCCCCTTTAGAAAACTAAAAGCCTCAACTAGGCATGCATACAAAAGTCCGTTGGGAAATTGCAGACTTAAATATGTAGTAGAAACTGTACTCGATAATCCAGCAGGTTTCAAGATATAATTTAACTGAATTGTATAGGTCTGATCTGGAGTAGGAGCCACAACTACTGTGTCCTCATCCCAGTTACTGTAATATTTAGGCACTCCTTGAGAGTTTAAATTATTAAACTCAGACATAAAACTAGTATCTCTATATTGTAAAAAGTCTCTGTTGTCAGGATTAGCTGTTCCATCAGAATCTACGATTTGCGCAGATCTAATAACCAATAAGTTTTGAGGTGTATCTATAAATCTTGTCCCTGCAATTAATTGAGCAGTTACATATCTTCTGTTATTATCAGAATCTACATCTCTTAAAATTCTAAACTCTGCATTTTCAATAAATCCGTTTACAATAGTATCAGTTAAAACTGTACTTGTAACTTCTGTGTAATCTCTAATTTTTTGTACTAACTCTGTATACGTCATGTTATACTTACCGTAACCTCTCCTACATTTATTTGTGCTTCTCTTCTTCCATTTATAACAGATGGATTTTCAGGTACCATACTATTATTACTAAAATCTTGAAAAGCAAAATCTCCAGGTAAAGTTAAATTAGCCACCATGTTTCCACCACCAATTTGATCAGATGGAAAACGTTGAGGTCTTGCTTGCTCTAGTCCTTGTGGATCAGCTACAAAAGGTTTTGGCTCTAACTGTGGTTGCTTTGGTTCGTACTCTGATACATGCACAAACGCACCATTCCATTCTGTAACCATTTCTCTCCACGGAAATGCTTGACCACTTCTGTCCGATATTGCTAATGCGTATTTACCTTTTGCAAACTTTGACATACTACTCTACCTTTTTATTAACCATATTTAATCGTTCAGTTAATTTAATTATATCCTGCATATCCATAGCAGATTGCAAAGATTTATACTCATCAATACGAATAGGTTGAAAACCTAATTCTTTTACAGCTCTTACATAATCTAAATAACCACCAGCTTCTAATTTTATACGACCACCATCAGCTTCACCTTTTCTCATCATGTCAGCTCTATCAGCCAACATGTCATTTAATTCTACAATAGCTTTTTCATAAACTTCACTTTGTTGACGACCACTTAAATCGTAAAAATCTTTACCGTACATTGATTCGGCTAATTCATCTGCTATTTCTTGTATTTTATCTTTGTCCATTATATCTCCGGGTAGTAAGTTTTAGGTGAAATATAAACGCTCGCTGCTGATCCATCTTCTTGCAATGCTCTTTGTAATTCATCCTCATAAATTAATTTCATTTCTTGAGTTCTTTGTGGTGCTTTCTTCATAGCCATATAGTAAGCTAACCCTGCACACATACATGGTACAAATCTATTAACTACATCAGCTTCGTTAGTATATTTACCTGCATCTTGAATTCTTTTTACGTAGTAAAAGTAAATAAAACTACCTGCTTGTGTATCTCCAGGTGTTAGATACAAAGTGATTGTAACTTTATCTATAAATCTTTGCACAAAGTATTGTGATGGTTGACCTGTAGAACTCTTGTTTGAAAAAGCTTGATACTGTGATCTGTTAATTTTTGAAAGTGGTGTGTCCACATCACTTGTGTTTCTGAAACTTGCTTCAAGAATATCTGAAACCATATCAACAAAGTTTGTAACTGCATCTCCAGACGAATGTCCTGCAGCTGTAGTATCATCTGCTCCTCGACCAGATGCTTCACAAATTATATTGTTTCCAGAAATGGAAGTGTAAATAATTACTTCAGAGTTAATTCTAATTTTACCGGTAGCATTCATGTTTTTTGTAGATGCCACAGGAATAGTTGTTGCACTTGATGAAATACCAGATGTTAAAGTGGTAGTTATTCCGTTCGCGTTTCCATCAGATGGTGATCTAAAAATTGTATATTCGTTTTGACCAGATACAAGTGTAATTGCAGTTCTTGCAACTTCCCAAAAATGTAGACCTCTGTTGTCCCATTCTTGAAACATTATATTTAAAGAACGTCTAGCTGATCTTAGATCATTACCAGAGTAATCAAAGAATCCTAATCTTTCAAAAGACTCAGTTATAATATCATCGATCGAGAGAAATTTCTCGAATGTACTTGTGCCTGAAAAAGCCACGTAAACCTCCTACGAGTTATTTCCGCC